TTTCTATATAATATTAGTTGTAGTTACACTAACTATTTTTTATCCCTTAATAGTGATTTTAGGTATGCAGTAACCCTATCCTTTCTTGTTTTCTTACTATTGGTGTGTTTATTTTTATGTTTCCGTGTATTTTTGGACGACTGGGAAGCTTTATTCTTGCGCTTGGTTTTCGACGATTTTTTGGATTTCTTCTTTTTCGTAGAATGTGATGCAGTTGAAGGCTCTGGCTTGGCATCACCGCCAGGACGATACTTGAGAAACCATTCTTCGTATTCTTTGGATGATCTATCGGATTTTAATTTGTTGAACATGACTGTTTTTTCTGCCCGCATGTCTTCAATAGTCTCTTGGCGTCCATAACAGTTTATGCTAAAACGCTTAAGAACTCCTTTTTGATTTAATCGATTTTTCTCTTGCACCTCATATAGGAACTTGGCCATACACATAAGACGATTTAAATTATAGTATTCTCTCTTGGAGTACAAAAATGCAAGGTATAAACTAAGCATTGTGTCAATGGTTGCAATCTGTACAGGTGACCCATCAATATGGATTTTATTGTAGTTATGACATGCCATTGGTTCGTAGATGAATGCGACCGTATCCAAATCATTGACCATTACTTGATAATGTGGAGAAACTACCTCACCAACGCCTTCTTTTCGACAAACCTTCACACCGCTAATCCCTTTTGCATCTAATTGTTCTTTAAGAATAGTTGCAGTCATCTTAGCATCCTCTGAAAATACATCAAAGTCTGGTATGTTTTCTAATTTTTGTTTTACATGTTTTGGCATGTATTTTAGGTAAGTAGATATAGCAAACCCCCCAAAAAATACGACACCTTCTCCAACAAGAGTGTCTTTAACAATATTGTAAAGTGTTTTGTCGTCTACTAATTCTTGTGTGGCAGGAGATAGTTCTCGTTGAAACAGTGTATTTTCACAATCCATTTTTTTAAGTGGGTGATGTTTGTTCAAGAGAGAAATACGTTTCAGCACTTTTTCCCATCGGCTCACATCTCCTTCAGGACGGGAGAGTTCAAGATACATAGACATACGCAGATAGTTAGGAGGACAGTATAGGATGCCCCCGACCGTATGCGCTTCCTTCTGTAGCGTGTCAAAGATGTCTTTATTTAAGTAGGTTATATCAGCCATACCGATAAAATTAACAAACACCTTATATGTGCCGTGATGTTGACCTGATTTTGCCTCTACTTCTTCAAAGCCTGCTTTGTAAAATATGTCTGCTAGTTCTTTCGCGTCTTTTACTGGATTTTTGCTGAAGAAATCATAATCAGCTAAGTCTGTTTCCTTGTTATAAAATTTGTCGTGTCTAGGTAGTAGGGCGTTAATTGCTGTGCCACCGTAGCATACAAGACGTTTTCGGCGAAGAAACTGTTCTACAATAGTTATCATCTTCTGAACCTCTGTAGAGTTGACTACACGTTTGGACTGCACTTCACCTGCCTTGTCTACTGCCGCGCGCAGTATTGCCATTTCACATTCTTGGAATGTCATTTTTGAATCGCAACTAGGGTGTCGAAATTTCATATGTAATTAAGTTCTATTTGACGTTCAATATATAATGTACG